GAGAGCATGATTACTGCTCCACCTGATAACATCGCCAACCTGGGTGAACCTATTCAGCGTGTGACCATTGACTATGCTGACTTCACCAAGATGTTTGCTGCTGCTCAGACGTATAGTCTGCCTGACATCTGCTTCACTGCACATGAAGGCAAACTGAATGCTATCGTGACTGACAAACGCAACTCTGCTAGTAATGTATTCACGATTGATCTTGGTGAGTCTGACAAAGAGTTCTGTTTCTGTGTTAAGACAGAGAATCTTCGCATCGTGAACAGCAGTGGTCGTGTGTCGAATGTTGTAGCGTCATACGATGTGTCGCTTTATTCTCAGAAAGTTGCTAAACTGACAGCAAACATCAAGAAAGGTGCAGAAGATGACGTTCGTTCACTTGACTTGTTTGTTGCCCTGGAACCTGATTCGGAATACTAATGAACATCTTTGTCACCAGTCCTGATCCTTGGGAGTGCGCTCGTGTGCTCCCTGACAAACACATCGTAAAGATGCCCTTGGAGACATGTCAAATGCTTTCCATTGTTGCATCTAAGAAGTGGGGTCATGGGTTCGGTGACATTTTGCGTGCTGATGGTAAACCTTACAGCACAGAGAAGGGTGCCTTTCGCAATCATCCCTGCACTGTGTGGGCAAACTCTTTTGTCAACAACTGGCAGTGGTTACTTGCTCATGGTTTTGCTCTATGTGAAGAGTATTCTCTACGCTATGGCAAGGTCCACACCTGCCACAAGACCCTTCTAGGTGCCAAGAAGATCCTTCCTACCGCAGACCCCACAGGACGCTCTGGTAAGGGTCCTACACCCTTTGTACGTGCTATGCCAGACATCTACAAGCACGATACACGCATCTCTACCTTTGATGCGTACAAGATTTACATCGCTAGCAAACCATGGGTGAGAGACAACTACCTGAGAATCCCAGATCGAAGACCGCATTGGGTCTAATACCGTTCAGTCTCTGCATTATCAGCACACTTTGTGTTATAGTGGCAGGGTACTTCCACGGTCACATGAATATCGGTGCCGTGTGGCACAATTTGCACAACTTTAATTGATTATGAATGAGTTTCTTTGGGTAGAAAAGTATCGCCCCGAGACTGTTGATGAGTGTATTCTTCCTGAGAACACCAAGGAAATGTTCAAGGGGTTCCTAGAACAGGGTGAGATCCCTAATCTTCTCCTTGCAGGACCTGCTGGTATCGGTAAGACCACTATTGCCAAAGCATTGTGCAAAGAACTTGATGCTGACTACTATGTCATCAACGGTTCTGATGAAGGACGTTTCCTGGACACCGTGAGGAACCAGGCAAAGTCTTTTGCTAGCACTGTGTCTCTTGCCTCTACGGCGAAGCACAAGGTAATCATCATCGATGAGGCAGATAACACTACTCCTGATGTTCAGATGCTCCTCCGAGCGAACATTGAGGAGTTTCAAAATGTTTGTAGGTTTATCTTCACCTGTAACTACAAGAACAGGATCATTGAACCTATTCACTCTCGCTGTTCTGTTGTAGATTTTCACGTCAAAGGCAGAGAAAAGCAGCAACTAGCAACAACATTCTTCAAGCGAGTACACAAGATTCTTGCAACCGAAGGCATCGACTTTGAAATGAAAGTTGTTGCAGAAGTTGTACAGAAACACTTCCCTGACTTCCGTCGCACCCTAAATGAATTACAGAAGTATGCTTCTAAGGGGAAGATCGATGTTGGGATTCTCGGTGCTACTGGCGATGTTGCTATTGATGACTTGGTTAAACACCTCAAAGGGAGGGAATTCACGCAAGTGAAGAAGTGGGTCGTTGCTAATCTAGACAACGAACCGCAACTGATCATGAGAAAGATCTACGACTCGCTGTATACACATCTGACACCCAAGACTATCCCTGAGGCAGTCTTGATCATTGCAGAGTATCAGTACAAGTCTAACTTTGTCATGGATCAAGAGATCAATCTTCTTGCATTCCTGACTGAAATGATGATTCGCTGTGAATTCAAATGAGTAAATCTAAATATGGTCGCCCACCAGAGAGATTAGTTCCATGTATGCCACCTTTGTTGGAGGAAGAAACTAAACCTTTAAGCAGAGAAGATGGACTTACCAAGTTTGGTGGAACTGCTTGTGAGAATCTTGTGAAGGCATATTTTCTTTCACAAAATATCAATATCGCAGAACCTCATGTTGATGATGGTGTCGATTTGCTTATTGAAAAACCAGATGGGTGGGTTAGGGGACAAGTAAAGAAAGTTGTTTATCAACTTGGTCTTGATGATGGTATTTTCAAAAGATCTGGAAGGAAAGTTTATCGTTCTCGTTTTAACTTTAACTTTCAAGGAGGTGGTAGACGAGTAACACTCAGTTCTGGATATACAAAGCAAAGAGGACCAGAATCTTTTGATTATTTTTATCATGTACTCATGACACAATATCGACAACTGATTTGGGAAACTCCTGTAAGTCTGATACCCCTTCGTGAAAATGGGGAATTTGTACATGGTAAAAATCCTTGCCTAGATAGAGACAGTTGGAAAAGAAAACCAGCAGACATTGAGTGGTCAAAATATCTAGTTTATCGTAGGTTTGATCCAATTATCTTCGAGACTTATCCTGATTTCTTTGTGAAACCAGAACAACCAACTCTACATAGTTTATTTGATGAAGTCCAATGATGAAGAAGCACGGGTTATTCCCGACTGACATATATGAGTTTAGACTCGACGAAGAAGACATGTGGATGTCAGACAAGGCACTTGATTTTATCAAGACCTTGGAGATGTCTATGTATAACTACCCTGCTGGTGTCAGAACCAGTCGTGGAGACATACATAAAGAGGAACCGATGCTCCCGCTGATTGGATTCTTCCATGACTGTCTGGAATACATGCGTTGCGATCTTGCATTGCAGGTTGAAGAACTTAAAATCTCTCTTTCTTGGGCGAACTGGGCACCTGGTAAGTCAGGCGCTGGTCATCCTCTTCATCGTCATCCTTATTCTTATCTCTCTGGTGTATACTACTTCACCGAAGGAAGTAGGACTGTCTTTCAAGACCCTGTTGATATCCGTAATCTTGATACCTTGGAGATCATTAGGGATCACTTCGACGGACCCTATGAAAAGTTTGAGGCAGAACCTGGTAAACTTCTTATCTTCCCTGGATGGTTGAGACATTTCAGTGAACCTCAGGCGAGAGAAGATGATCGATTTACGATGTCTTTCAACGCACTACCACATGGTGCAGTCAATGCTGGACCACAAGGCGTACCTATGGCAAGAATCAATGTATTATGAAGTTATTGAAGACCCCACTGAGATACCCAGGTGGTAAGTCACGAGCAGCAAAGATGCTGTATGACTGGTTCCCTGCTGGTATTGAAGAGTTTCGTGAACCATTCCTAGGTGGTGCCTCTATGGCACTCCTCTTCACACAAAAGCACCCTGACGTTCCTGTCTGGGTGAATGATAAGTATTACTATCTCTATAATTTTTGGGTAACACTCCAAGAACATGGAGATGATTTGTCTGATGTATGTTATGCAACTAAACAAGAGCACCCAACTCCTGACTCCGCTAAGGAGTTATTCATTAGGAGTAAGGAAGAGATTTCCTCCGCCGATCCTTTTCGCCAAGCTGTTCTATTTTGGGTTCTTAATAAGTGTTCTTACAGCGGGTTGACTGAGAACTCTGCGTTCTCTCAGTCAGCATCACAGCAGAACTTTACCCTTCGTGGTGCTGCTAAGTTGAAGCAGTACAAAGATCTTATTTCTCACTGGGAAATCACTAATCTGGACTACGAAGAGGTCATGCAACCTGATAACGATAATACTTTTTGCTTCCTTGATCCTCCATACAAGATTGGTAGTTATCTCTATGGCACCAATGCTGAGATGCACAAGGATTTTGACCACAAACGCTTCGCAGAAGTGTGTAAGAAGTGTCCAAATGACTGGATGGTGACCTATAATGTAGATGAAGAGATCGAAAAGATGTTCGGTGACTTTCACCAACGTTATTTCTCCATCACATATGGTATGCAGCACCGTGAGAACAACAAGAAGTCAGAACTTCTGATCAGTAACTACGACGTAAACCCACCTTCTACCCTGGAATCAGCACTCTATGGACAAAAAGTTTGATTATCAACTGAAAGACTACCTCAACGATATCAATTTGAAGGCAGGTAAGTTGACTGGTGACGAGGATGCTATGAAGAAGTATCCTGCATACGTCATCAACAAGTGTATGTCACATCACGTTGACACTGTGCTGTATGCCAACGAGATGAATCGCTTCTTCACTCTTGACAATGATCTTCAATATCAATTCTATATACATAGTATCAGGAAATCCAAGAGATTTGCTCCTTGGGATAAACAACAGACTGATAATGATCTAGAACGTGTTAAACAGTTCTACGGATATAGCACTGACAAGG